GTTCACTGCCGTGCGCCTCGAAGGATGCCATAAACTCCTGACGGAAAGAGAAGGCTGACATAGAGCCTTTAGCTGCTTCAATCTCTTCAGGATCAAGTAACGGGTTATCGTAGCTAGTAAAGTGATACCCCTTGAACGTAGGGTCTTCAGAGATACTAGCGTACTGGTATAGATCGTAGAAGTGGTTACGACCCATAGGTGTACCAATAAAGAGTGCATCACCCTTCTGATCCGCCAGTGCAGGACGTAGGATTTGCTCCCACACCTCTGGCTTCATGTCTGCGTACTCGTCCATACACAGGAACTTCAAGCTAACACCACGCATGGTCTCAGGTCTATCAGCACCCTTTAGAGAGATGGTGCAGCCATTGACTAGCTTAATCTGTAGGTTGTTAACGTGTGCTGACGCTATAACGTCATGGCCTAGTTCCAGCAGCAACTGCCACATAATGTCTCTAGCCTGTCCCTGTGTAGGGGCAACGTAGAACACCTGACCTTTCTTCTCAGACAACGCACTGATGATCAGCCGCCAAGCAGCTAGTCTACTCTTTCCTGTACGTCTACCCGCAGCAACTACTTTAAAGCGTGTGTCGTCTTCCCAGACTTCCTGCTGCCAAGGTAATAGCGAGACATTAAGATCAGTCAAGCTAGTACGTCCACATTACAGGAGGCTCATTACCGTCAAGGTGGCGGATGTCAACATGCACAAAGCTACTAGCAACTCCAATTCCTGAAAAGCCCATCGAGATAGCCTCTTGAACAATCCTAAACCGCTGTATACCGTCTGTAACTTTAATATCCGCTGCAATGCCTTGGGCATGAGTTCCTGGTGTCTCCTTTTTAGCTTCTATGGGGTGGTCTTCACTTCTATAACCACTCGTGATAACAAAGGGGAAACCACACCTAGCACGTAACAAATCCAACTTCAGCAACAGCCTGTCACTAATCTCATTCTCGCCAGTGTACTGACAAGCAAACTCTTCCTTGGTAAAATAGTCTAAGTCTTGATTTATATCATACATCTGTGTAGTCCCCTTCAATGGGTTCTTCGCCACCAGAGATCACTGTAGTCTCACCGCCAACACCTGTAATGGAGATGTTGATGGCACTCTTGCCTCCGCTGGCCTTATCCTTCTCAAAATAACTAACAGGCAACAACCTGTCCATGCAGAGCTTCCACGCTGCTGCTTGATTCTTGTGGTCATCATCTAACGCGGCATTGAGGATACTGTCTAACACCTTCCTACTCTTAGGCGATGCTAACATCCTAGCTTTATAGTCATTGATGATGGAAGCGTCACCTTTAGGTCTTCCTACGCCTCTACGACTGCCTTTAGTAACAGCCTTAACATCTGCCTTCTTAGGTCTTCCTATCTTTGCCACTGAGTTGCCTCTACTGAGATTCTAGTCTATAGAGACTGAGCAGAGTTGCTTTCTAACCCTTTAGGAATACCTATAGGACAACTACTAGTAGTTAACCTTTCAGACCTCCTATAGGGCACTAAAGCGATATTAAAGTACTAAAGGGCATTAGAGTAACTCTTTTCAATCTATATAGTTATTATAGCATACTTTTTATCAAATGTCAAGCTATTTCATAGGTTATTTATTGTTAATGTTACGCCATAGGCTCCCCTGTTCCTTTACAGGCGGATTCTCAGCCATAACAGCGTCTCCGCAGTCGCCCGCTATAGCCCTTTGTTATCAACAACTTAGCCTTTATAGCTATATGTTATAACTGTGTTGCTTTTTAGTCTAATTTAGCCCTATTTTGTATCTGAGCGGGTACAGTAACAATCTCCGCAGCTACGCACCCTCCCCCGTCCCCTCTAGCATACCCACCTCAGTCTGTACAGCCCTAATCGTGACCAGTAGAGCCTGGAGAGTCATCCACAGAGTTATCCACAGGCTGTGAAGTTATCCACAGGCTACAGCGTGACCAGTATAGGCTGATCAGTCACCAGAGATTCTGTACAGTTGATGAGTGAGTGTGCTAGTGGGTACTGTCTAGACCACCTAACACTGTGCCACCACCCCGTCAATGCTTTGCAGGTTTATAGCTGTGACTCAATAGCCTGGTTCAGTCACGTTAATACTTGACTCCCCAGTCTCTCTGTAGTATTCGCACGCGCCCGCTCCTTATACTATGGCAGCAATGTAGTTATGCTATTGGGTTATATGCTTATAACTAATTGATCTTAATCTGGCTTGCTTTTATGTTGACTCTATACTTGTCTGCGCTATACTGAACCCATCAAGACAACAAACAGAGGCAATACAGATGCAAAATTACGAAGAACGTTTAGGGGAAGCGCTAGCTAAACTAGCAATTCAAGCTAAGACTTGTAAGGCGGCAGCTAAAGCTCATACAGATATATGTGTAGCGTATGAAAATGTTTGGAATTGTGAAGATGAAGAAGGAACTAGAGAATACGACTATTTTGTTTCCTGTTCTGTCATGGGCTTTATTGAGCAGGAAAACTTAAAAGAAGAGCCATATTATCGCGATATAGCCGCAGTATTTAAAATTAGATAGTGATCTAGCAGAGGACTAAACAATGGATAACCAGAGACAGATTGAGATTAACAGAGCACACGCCTACCTAATTCAGAAAGAAATGGAGAGGGAGCTTAAAAGACTAGATAGGGTCTACTACTTTGTGGTGACTCTGGCCGTAACCACTACACTGGCCAGCGTCATAACCTACATTAACCTAAATTGGGGGTGTATAACATGCTAAACATTATAGCGCAGGACATAAAACAGACTACACTAATAAACAGCAGCGCCAAACAATGGGCTATTAAGAACATAGACTATTTAAATAAACCAATGCAATTTTTTGGCAGCAGCACAAAACTGGAAAAGGGATCAGATAAATATGATTCCTATGTTATGTATCTACAGCCTGCCGATAAAGTAGCAATGCAAACTATTTGCGCGTTTGCTGCTAAAGCAGGCTGTAAAGAACCATGCTTAATAGATAGCGGTCAATTGGGTATGACTACAGGTCAGAATGCCGCCACAAAGCGCACTATATTAATGTTATTGAGGCCAGACTATTTTAAAAAGCAGGTACTGGCAGAAATTGACAAAGCAGAGCGCAGAGCTGCAAAGCCTGGGCAACTACCTGCGCTATTCCGATTAAATGGCACTAGTGATCTAGACTTTAGCGACATAATAAAGCAGCGCCCTGCCTCTATGTTTTACGATTATAGTAAGATATTGTCTCGCGTCCGTAAAAACACCATAGCCAACTATGATCTTACATTTTCAGGCAGTATGTTCTCTATGCAATCGCGCAGCGCCTTACAAAAAGCAGCAGCAGCAGGTCACCGCATAGCAATGGCTTTTAATACAAAGTTGATAGCCAGCGATAGTTTGACAATACCAGATAACCTAGCAGATTTTGACAAAACAGACCTGCGCCATCTTGACGGTCCAGTGATAGGCGCGTTAACTCGCAAGGGCAGCAATAAAAAGCAGCGCGCTTACGACGATACGCAGGAATATAGTTTTTTTGTTACTAGTGCTAATTTAAAGCAGTTTAAAGACATAATCCAAACAATAGAGGTAGCATAAAATGTCAGAATATAACGATGGTACAGGCAATTGGCATTCTGAAACAATGGCGCTATACGCCAAAAAAGACAGTGAAAGTCTAATTTATATATTAAGAGACTGCCACGACGCTATACATGCTCTACCAGATAATCCAAAATGCGCGCAATATATGGATGAAATGCACTACGCTGGTATGGAGTTAAAAAAGCGCGGGTATGAGTTTATCATTAAAGAAAAATGCCTAGCAGAGACCAAACTACTGCAAACTGTATACTTTGCCAATAGTGACAATAAAAAGACATTGGAAAAGCATTGGCAGCGCCTACGCGCAGAATACCCAGCTATTGAGCGTAGAGCCTAAATAATTCCCCGTAGTAGTCCAACCTTTGCCCAGTGTTAAAGCTGGGCTTTTTTATGCGCCTAGATAATATAAGCCTGTTTAAGCCTGTTTATTCCTACCCAGTACCCTAGCACCTAAAACACGTTAAAACGGCTTAGACGGCTTTGTATGGCCTTGTAGGGCTATAGCTAGTAGTTGCTAGTAGTTGCTGCGCCATAGGCTCTATATTGCTGGGTGCTATAGACGCAAGAGTCCCTATGAGTACCGCAGAGAGAGGGCGAACCTGTTTCCCGTAATAGAGAGACTAAAAAGAGAGAGATAGGCCATAGCCCTATGGATACCATTCTTGAGAGAGAGCTATAACGTGACCAGAACCTGGTATTGGGTCACACTATAGGGCTATAGAGTATTGAACTATTGAGGGAGGGAGCATCTAATACCCTGCACTTTAACCAATAGAGAGAGAGATAATATGGCTATAAAGATTCACACCGTTGACCGCACTAGGAAAATACGCGCGCAAAGTGTCTGGGAGATTGTAATGGACGTTGAAGCTAAAGGCAGAGGATACAAGGATTTTCTCGCGTTTCGCTGTCATGGTATAGACATAGAAATTACTGGCACAACCCTGCACGATATATTTTTAGACGCTTTAAGCCAAGACCATAATAAACACTTTAGGGCATTATTAAAAAAACATATTGATTATTTAGATGCAGAAGACAGGGAGGCTATATAGTGGATTTTGCAGATATAGAGAATGATCAGCTTCGCACTGAAGCTATAGAGCGCTATGTTGTATGGATTGAGAGTTTACCCTATAGAGTAGGGAGAGCTGAGCAGGATAGCATCAGAGAGACTATAATTAATGACCTGGAGAACTGATATGAACGTATTCACTGGCCCTAATGACCTGTTACACGGTGATGAGCATTTAGAGGAACTAGAGGACTGGGAGCTGCGAGAGAGATTCTTTAATGCTCTGAGAGACTTAACAGAGGCAGCAGACACTATAGAGAAACTGAAAAGCCCTAAGTGGACTCCGTACCCTGAAGATATTGAGGCGCTAGAGGACACTTTAGAGGAGCTGAAGTACTCTTTAAAGTAGAACTACTAGCAGTTATTGCTATAGGAGGGCTGTTTTGTTACTATATAGTCCAGAGGGTAGCATAAATTTTAACAATTAACAAACAGGAATTTAAAATGTTTAGAGAATATATGTTAAAGGGTACAATGAACCCTGAAGTTCAGGCAGTGTTTAAAGCTGCCGCGGATATTAATAATGGTGTGTTCTCACTGAAGGAGGCTGCAAATTTCTACAAAGTGCATCCAGCGGTGATTGTTCAGTTTATTGCAGAGAGCACAGAGTATGATATGATATTCAGCAAGAGAGGCGATAATGATTCTAACTAGTAGAGACCAGTTGGTGTTACAAGGTAAACGTGTTAAAGTTGTAGGAAGTTACAACATACCAGAAGAGAGAACGAACTACTGTAAACATCCAGAGCAAACAGACTGGACTAAGCCCTGTCCAATATGTAAGCGCAGGATTCGTGTAATAGCAAAGAATATGGAGAGTAGAAGACCATGGTTATCTTAGGACGCAGTTTAACAATAGAGTATAGAAGGGGCGTAGGTTTTGACCTAGAGTTCCCAGACAGCAGGCCAGTGTGGGTTTTTAACAGCTTTACAGAGTGCATAGAGGTAATGCCTTTCCAGGGCGTTATCATACATC